GCTGTTGCTACTGCTGTTACAGTAGCAGATGAATCAAGTGATACGACTTGTTTTCCATTATTTACAACTGGTGCGACAGGCGAATTGCCGCCAAAGAGTGGTTCTAATCTTACCTTTAATTCTAGCTCAGGTACGTTAACTGTTGTCAACCTTGCCGCATCGGGAACAGTTGATGGTCGTGACGTTGCCGCCGATGGTACTAAACTAGACGGCATTGAATCAAGTGCTACAGCCGATCAGACAGCCGCACAGATACTAACTGCCCTTAGAACAGTTGATGTCAACGGCACAAGTGGTGTTAATGCTGGTACTTTAGACGGACAAGCGGCTTCTCATTATAGAATTAATGTATATAATGCCGCTGGCAACCTATTAAACTAAGCTAAATAGAATGGAGAGGGAATAATATCTCTCTCCTATTACACCAGAAGGATTATTTTTAATGGCTATTGTTACAAGCAGAGTACAATTACAAGACCATGCTCTTCGTAGGCTAGGTGCTCCTGTCATTGAAATTAACGTAGACGAGGATCAAATAGACGATCGTATAGACGACGCTCTACAGTATTATGCAGAGTTTCATTCTGATGCAGTATCAAGAGGTTTTCATGTTCATTTAATGACTGCTACAGACATTACAAACGAATATATAACTTTACCTACCAATATATTGTATGTTATAAAAGCATTACCAATACAAACTGGTGCATCAGTTTCAAGAAACTTTTTTAGTATTAAATATCAATTGATGCTACAAGATGTGGCAAACCAAGGTAGCTTTATAGGTGATCTTGGTTACTTCACACAGATGCAACAATATCTATCTTTACTAGAAAGTCAATTGACTGGCACGCCACAAGTAAATTTCCGTAGACATCAGAATCGTCTAAAGTGGTTTAGTAACATGAATGATAAATCTATTAAAGCTGGTGATTACGTAGTTCTTGAAACAGACAACATAATTAATCCAGAAACTTTCACATCAGTCTATAATGATATGTTTGTAAAAGACTTCACCACACAGTTGATAAAACAACAATGGGGTGCAAACCTAATTAAGTTTGAAGGTATGCAACTTCCAGGCGGCGTTCTTCTTAATGGTAGACAATTGTATGACGATGCTACTGCCGAGATTGCAACACTAAAAGAAACAATGCGACTAGAACACGAATTTCCACCAGATTTCTTTGTAGGATAATATGGCAACCAATGCATACTTCAATGTCGGCGTTAAAAGCGAACAGACATTATATGAAGACATAATAATTGAGTCTCTACAAATGTATGGTCAAGACGTTTTCTATATTCCTCGTGAATTAGTAAACGAAGATCGTATATTTGGTGACGACTCTGTTTCTAAATTTAAAAAATCTCATAAGATTGAAATGTATATTGAGAACCTAGAAGGTTTTGATGGTGAAAGAGACTTGTTTTCAAAATTCGGTGTTGAGATAAGAGACGAAGCAACGTTTATTGTTGCACGACGTCGCTTTGATCAATTAGTCGGTAAGAATGATATTGCTTTCTATAGACCTAGAGAAGGTGATTTAATACATTTGCCTATGTCAAACTCTACTTTTGAAATTCAAAAGGTCGAAGACGAATCGCCTTTTTATCAGCTTAAGAATCTACCAACATTTAAAATGCGTTGTTCTCTATTCGAATACAATGATGAAGATTTTGATACAGGTGTCAAAGCTATTGATGATATTGAAAAGCATAGTGCCTATCAAATGGATCTTACATTACATCAAGATTCATCAAGCGCAACTTTGTTCCAAGTTGGCGAAAACGTTTCACAGACACTTGACAGTGACCTTGGAATATTTATGAGGGGTGAAGTCGTCGCATTTGCACCAGCGGCTAACTTTGCTTCTGATTCTGATAGCGTGTTATCTTTGGCTCACATTGGTTCTACAGATGGTAAGTTCCGTGAATTCCTTGACTCTGGAACAATCACAGGTCTAACATCGGGTGCAAAAGGTGTCGTACAGGCTAGTGGTGTTGTAGAGGATAATAGAATTTCTGACGATGAACAAAATGCTGATTTTAAAACCATAGCTGGTGGCTTCTTAGACTTCTCTGAAAGCAACCCATTTGGTGACGTGGAGACTTAAATAATGTTTGGTACATATTTCTATCATCAAAGAATTCGTAAATCAGTTGCCGTGTTTGGCAGTCTGTTTAATAACTTACATGTGTTACGTAAGAACTCTGCTGGCGCAGTAATAAGTCAAGTTAAAGTACCATTGACATATGCGCCTAAACGTGATTTTATTGAACGTCTTAGATCACAGACTAATGGTGAAGATGCTGAAAGACAATTGGCTATCAAACTTCCTCGCATATCATTCGAGATTGTTAATATTGTTTATGATCCAGTCAGACAATTAAGTAAGGTCAATCAGTTTAACACTACAGGCACTAGTGTTTACGATAGAAACAAAGTTAAAACACCAGTACCTTATAATATAAACTTTCAATTAAACATCTATGCAAAGTCTCAAGATGATGCGTTACAAATAGTTGAACAGATTGTTCCTTACTTTGCTCCACAATATACTTTAACAATAAAGCCTATTGCAGGTGAAGATATATTAGAAGACAGCCCTATTTCTTTGCAGAGTGTTTCATTCACAGACGACTATGAAGGTGCTTTAGAGCAAAGACGTAGTATTCTTTACACTTTAGACTTTGAAATGAAAATTAATTTCTATGGTCCTGTTACAACTGGTAAGATTATACGTCAAGCAGACATGAAATTACACACTATAAATAGTGGTATAAAAGACTCTGATGAGTTAGTTTCAACAATCAGAGTGATACCTAACCCAGCATCCGCAAGTCCAGATAGTGATTATGGATTTACGACAACATTCTATGGAGCTTTAGATAGCGCATGATTGATTCATCTGATAATGTAGATAATGATTTTGAGTATGCAAGACAAACTTACCACGACATCCTAGTAAAAGGTTCAGCAGCCTTAGAAGATATGATCGAAGTTGCAAGATCAACAGAACACCCTCGCGCATTTGAAGTGCTTTCTGGCCTAATGAAAACAATGGCAGATGTCAATGGTAATCTATTAGATTTACACAAAAAGAAAAAAGATATTAAGAAGGAAGACCCTTCTGATATTCCAGCTGGTGGCATCACTAATAATTTATTAGTTGGGTCTACTGTAGAGATACAAAAAATGCTATCAGACTTACAGAAAAAAGAGGGTGACGTCATAGACGTACTACCAGACAAGGATTAATAATGGCTATTGTGATGGATACGAGTAAAAGTTATAATGGTAATAGACAAGTTAAAGCCGATAACGTTGTACAAGAATGGTCTGAATGGCAAGTCAAAGAGTATGCTAAGTGCATGCACGATGCTTCTTACTTTGCAAGAACATACTGTAAGGTTATCAGCTTAGATAGAGGGCTTGTTCCATTTGATTTGTATCCTTATCAAGAGCAAATGTTTAGTCACTTTCAAAATAATAGATTTTCTATTGTGCTTGCCTGTAGACAGTCTGGAAAATCAATAAGTTCTGTTGCTTACTTATTGTGGTATGCAATATTCCATGCCGAGAAAACTGTTGCTGTTTTAGCAAACAAGGGTGCTACTGCGCGTGAAATGTTGGCAAGAGTTACTTTGATGCTAGAGAACTTACCTTTCTTTTTACAACCAGGCACAAAGGCTTTAAATAAAGGTTCTTTAGAATTTTCTAATCTAAGCAGAATTATTGCAGCCGCAACTAGTGGTAGCTCAATTCGTGGTATGTCTGTTAACCTATTGTACTTAGACGAGTTTGCATTTGTTGAACGTGCGGCAGAATTTTACACGTCTACATATCCAGTTGTTTCATCTGGTAAGGACACAAAGATTATTATCACTTCTACTGCTAATGGTATAGGTAACATGTTCCATAAAATTTGGGAAGGTGCTATGCAAAACACAAGTGAATTTGTGCCATTCAGAGTTGATTGGTGGGACGTTCCTGGTCGTGATGAAAAATGGAAAGACAAGACTATTGGTAATACAAGCCAATTACAATTTGATCAAGAATTTGGTAACACTTTCTTTGGCACAGGCGCAACTTTAATTTCAGCAGAACATTTATTACGACAAAAAGCCAAACCTCATGTACAAGTGTTAGAAGGCGGTAGTTTTTTAATGTATGAAAATCCTGATCCCAAACATAGCTACATAATGTTAGTTGATGTTGCGAGAGGTAGAGGATTGGACTATAGCACGTTTAACTTGATCGATATTAGCCAAAGACCTTTTAAGCAGGTTGCTGTGTATCGCTGTAATACTATCTCACCAATCCTCTACCCTACAATTATTTATAAGTATGCAAATCTCTACAATGAGGCTTATACTATTATTGAAGCTAATGATCAAGGATCGCTGGTTTGTAACGGCCTATATAATGATTTAGAGTACGAAAACCTTCACATGGATTCTCTTATAAGAGCTGATCGTATTGGTGTAGAGATGACTAGGAAAACAAAACGTATTGGGTGTTCTGCCATTAAAGACATTATTGAACATGGCAAGTTAGATATTGTAGACCCTCAGACTATATTAGAGATGTCCACGTTTGTAGCCAAAGGTGCATCATACGAAGCATCAGAAGGAAACCATGACGACTTAATGATGAACCTAGTGTTGTTTGGATATTTTGCCGTGGGTAATAACTTTGAAGAACTGACTGATGTTAATCTAAAGGAAATGATGTTTGAACAACGTATGAAAGAGATTGAAAACGATTTAGTGCCATTCGGGTTTATAAACGATGGTCAAGACGACGAAAGTAATATACTAGAAGAAGATATGGGTGTATGGACAGTCGATAAAAACGTTAAGGTAAATATGGGATTTTAAATTATGGACTTACCTGATTCTGGAATGGTCGGTGTTGGTATTTCTGGTGGATTAGATTCATTGGTTTTATTATTTTATATATGTGATATAATATCTCCAAATGTGTCTATCCTTCCTATGCAATCAATTGGTAGTAGAGTTACAAACACTGCATCTATTACCAAAGGTATTTTATCTGATGCAAGAATTAAACATCCAAATCTTAATATAAAAGAAATTGAAGTATTTCATTGGGAAGAGGATGGTATTAATGAACAACATGAAATTCATGGTATTTTTGATAAGAAAATGTATGAAAAGTACAAGGATTTAAAAATAATTATAACTGGCCTTACTGCACTACCTTCATGGAACATTGTTAATACTTGGGGTAGTATGTACAAAGATGAAAGAAGAGTCAATAAGACTAATACTATCTATCAAGTACATCATGCAACTGGTGCAAAAACCTATAGACCTTTTGCTCATATGGACAAACGAGACATAGCTCTTTTGTTTAAGCAATTAGATTTACCTGAAAGGTATATTAAAGAGAGTTGGTCTTGTACGTATTATGCTGAGAGAACTAATAATTACACAGAACCATGTAAAATATGCTATCATTGTCAGGAGAAGAAATGGGCATTTGGACAATATTAAAATGTTATAAATACACATAATGATAAAGAACTCGTATTATGATAACTTATTAATTAATATCTGAAAAGGATCTATACATGGCAATATTCAGTCCATCAGAATCCCCAGCAATTGTAGTCAAAGAAGTTGATTTAACTGGCGTAGTGCCAAATGTACAATCGACAACAGGCGCATTTGTAGGTGATTTTAGATGGGGACCAGTTAGAAAAGCTACTCTGATAGACACAGAGGCTAATCTTGCGGCGACATTCGCTTCCCCATCATCTACTAAGGCTGTAGACTTTCTGTCTGCCGCATACTATTTAAAATATTCAAGTTCTCTACAAGTGGTACGAGAAGCTACAGCGCATGCATACAATGCAAACTCCGCAGGGCTAACGTTACTTGTGAGAGAAGAAGAGCACTTTGACTCGTTATCAAGTACGTTTGGTTCTGACTCTGGTGACACAAATGCTGGTGGTTGGATTGCAAGATATCCAGGCGCACTAGGTAACTCTTTAAGAGTTTCTTTATGTCCAGCAGGCTCAGATTCTTCAGGCACATACTTTTCAGTATGGGGTCAAAGAGCGGCTTTCGATTCACCACCAGTAACATCTGCCTATGGATTAGCAAGAAGTGCTGTAAATGACGAAGTACACGTTGCAGTTATAGACGAGGATGGTCTGTTTACAGGAACTCCTGGTACTATATTAGAGCGTTACGCATTTGTCTCTGTTGCATCTGATGCAAAATCTTCAGACGGATCATCTAATTATGTTAAAGACGTAATTAATAGTGCATCTAAATATGTTTACCTTGCAACTTTTGAAGGTACATTAGCTGCACTAACTAATGCTGGCACAGCCGCTCAAGGTACAACGTATCAAGCATCTGCATCTGCTCCAATAACATCTAGTTTAACTGCTGGTGCTGATTCAGCCGCACTTACTGCAAGTAAGTATGGCACAGGTATGGCATTGTTTAGTGACGTTGACACAATTACTGTTGACTTCTTAATCGCTCCTGGTATGTCAGCACAAGGTGATATGACAACTGTTGTTAATAACATGATTGTAATTGCTGGAACTACACGTAAAGATTGTGTCGTAGTAGCATCACCTAACAGAGCTGCAGTTGTGAATGCATCAACACCAGTTGCTACTTCAATTGTAACAACAGACACGTTTACAAGGTCGTCTTACTTGGTTGTTTCAAACAACTATCTTAAAGTATATGACAAGTACAATGACCAATATATCCAAATTCCAGACGCATCTTCGGTTGCAGGTATTATGGCGGCTTCTGATCTTCAAGCGGCACCTTGGTTTTCACCAGCTGGTCAAAGACGTGGTTCAGTTTTAGGTATAACTGCCTTAACATATTCTCCGACTAAAGCAGAACGAGACACACTATATAAAGCTGGTATTAATCCAGTTGCAAATATTCCTGGTCAAGGCGTATTGTTATTTGGTGATAAAACATTCTTAGCCAGACCATCAGCTTTCGATCGTATCAACGTTCGTCGCTTGTTCCTGACTATGGAAAGAGCAATTGCAATTGCTGCAAGAAATGTTATGTTTGAATTCAATGACGAATTTACACGTGCAGAATTTGTAAACATCGTAGAACCTTTCTTGAGAGAAATCCAAGGTCGTCGCGGTATTACAGATTTCCGTGTTGTTTGTGACGAATCAAATAACTCCGCAGCCGTTATAGATAGAAATGAATTCATAGCAAATATCTTCATCAAGCCTGCACGTTCAATCAACTACGTTACACTAAATTTCGTAGCTGTTAGAACTGGTGTAGACTTCGAAGAAGTTGTTGGCTCGGTCTAAGGGAGATATTAGAAAATGGCAATATTAGGCGTTGATGACTTTAAGTCAAAACTAAGAGGTGGCGGAGCTAGACCAAATCTATTCAAAGCAACCATAAACTTTCCTGCTTATGCACAAGGTGATGTAGAAATTACTTCATTCCTTTGTTCAGCGGCACAGCTTCCTGGGTCTATACTTGGTACTATCATAGTACCATTTCGTGGACGACAGTTAAAAATGGCTGGCGATCGTACATTTGATGTATGGACACCGACTATTATCAATGACACAGACTTTGTTGTACGTGACTCAATGGAACGTTGGATGAATGGCATGAACAACCATCAAGCAAACACTGGCTTGACAAGTGTGAATGATTATTCAGCAGATCTTATCGTTGAACAACTTGATAAAGATGGTTCATCACTTAAGACATACAACTTCCGTGGTTGTTTTCCTACGAATGTATCACCAATTGATCTTAGTTATGGAGCTACTGATGTCATCGAAGAATTCCAAGTCGAATTCCAGATACAGTATTGGGAAGCGGCTGGCGTAACTAGCTAAAAAGCTGTTATAAATAAAGATATTAGAGGGGTGATTAACTTGCCCCTCTTTACTTACACTTAGAAGGATATATTATGGCTGGTCCAATAGTTAAATTATTTGGTTTTGAACTGCGTAAAGCAGAAAAGAATGCACAGGCTAAAGTAAAGTTACCCTCAATTGTACCACCTATCGACGATGATGGTGCTGGTTACGTAACTGCATCTGGTTCACACACAGGTCAGTACATTGATTTTGAAGGCGATAACGCAAAAGGTTCTGTAGAGTTAGTCCAAAGATACAGGGCAGTTGGCATGCACCCAGAAGTGGATATGGCAATTGATGAGATTTGTAACGAAGCGGTAAGCACATCTGAACTTGAAGCTCCTGTCAAAGTAAACCTTGATAAGATCAAAGGTATGAGTGACAAGGTTAAGAAACAA